CCGCTCCACGTTCCGCCCAAGCACAAACTCGTAGGGCTCACCCGCCCCCTCGCACTTGCCCAGGTGCAGCACACCGCCTGCCACCCACCATTCCGTCTCGTAGGCGTCCGCAATCAGGCGAAGCGCCTCCAGCACCGACACACCGCCGTACGTGATGCACTTGTGCTCCAGAGCCTTCTCAGCCGTGATCTCCAGCGGATAGACACCGCCCTCTACAGCGTTGAAGCAATCCACACCTGAAAGCCTCGCATTGTCAATGGCCACCCTCGCATGATCCTCCAGCGTGCCCGTCAGCACCCAATGCGTCTCCTTCCGCACCAGGGGTGGGGTGCCAGCCCCCGAAGTCACCACAGCCGGCAGCGTATGCACCTTGTTCCTTAGCAGCATATACGGAGCCTCCAACCGCAGCGAATAGTCGTAACCACCCGTCCGCTCATTCCAGGCCGGCATCTGTTCCTCACATACGTAGAACCTCCCGAACAGCTCGTCATCGCAGAAGTCACCCACCATGAAATGCACCGCCTCCGCCAGCGAGAACGACAATTCAATGTAGTCATCCTCCATCAGCTTGAACACGCGCTTGGAAGAGGGGGTGATGAGGACGGACTGGAACACGTCCTGTCCCCTCATGATGTCTATGTATGCGGATTGTCTCTCTCTCATGACCATCTCCTCTCTTTTGGTGTGCTTCCTCTGTCCGTCGGGTCGGGCTCTGTCACCTTCAATGTAAACTTAGCCAATCTCCCGTTGAACTGAGTGAACTGGCTGCACGATTGATAAATCAACCTGTAATAATCATTCGCCCTTTCAGCGATCCATAGTGTGAAACTGCCATTGCGAAATACCGTCCCCAAAGCGTCTATGCGATGGTTGAACTGCGCCTGAGTGCTTGCCTTGACGTAGAAAACGAGTGTCAGGTCTCTCTCGTCCACCTTGGCATCCCTGGTAATCACCTGCGTACCGTCATCAAGCCTCGTCTTGTTCGACACGAAAGGTTTCAGAGGCGCAAAAGCCATCAACTGCGACACAGATGTATCTGGGAGAACAACACCCCACTCTGCAAAAGCATCCAGGTTATTAATCTTGCATCTTGCGTTCATGTCAGTATCCTCGCTGTTTCGTCGTTGTTGTACTCTATCTCACAATCATCGCCTATCTTCACTACAAGCAGTACGGCGTAGTTCGTGGCTCTCACCCTCGCTTTTCCTCCGTGCATGACTATCAGCTTATATACCGTGTCCGTGCCACTGTAAGTGAGGTTAGCGACAGTATCGCCGATGACCGCTATGTTCTTCGGGTTGTTCACCCGGATCTCCCCAGCGTCAATGTTGATGGGGTGCTTGCCAACGATGCTATCTTTTATCTCTCGCCACATCCTCAGAGAAGGAAACAGCTTCTCCTCACAAAACTCCCTACCCTGGGGAGTGAACAGCATCCACGCAAGAGTGCTCCAGTCCGAAGCCTTGCCCGACTTGCTGCAGGCACCCTGCGCAATGGCCTCTTTCATAATGTCTTTCGGTGTCATAAGTTGCTGGTGTTGGTTTCTATCTTCGCAAGCCGCTCGTTCATCACAGGCAGCTCGTTCGTGTTCTTCTCAATCCTCGCCAGGTGCGACACTGCCACACCCTGCAAGTCAACCATCTGCCTCATACCCTCAGCCATTGAGGCGGTGTTGGCGCAGATGGCAGCGTTGCCCTCCACAATCAGCCCGAGTCGCTCACCGATCACGGAAGTCTGAATCTGGATGGCGGCGAAACGGCCACTCAGCTCGTCACCCGTCTCCTGGCTCATCGTCTGGAAACGACCTGAAGAGCCCTCCTCCTCCGATGATTCGCCCGACAAGAGGCTGTCAGCCCAGCCGAACTGGCGGTCAAGGTCCTGCTGAAGCCTCTCAGCCATGCCCATCACATAGTCCTGCTCCCAAGGCGAAAGCACGCTGTCTGCATAGAACTCCTGCAGTTTGGCGCGTATCTTCTCCATAGCGTCGCTGGCTTGAAGGGCCGACTTGATACTCTCCGTCACCATCTGCCTCATCATCTTCTTCACGGTATCCTTCGCTGCCTCAGCACGGCTCTCACCGCTGGCCCACGCTTCTGCATAGGCACTTGCGAAATTCTCTATGGCCTGTTGCACGTTCTCGCCGAAGATGGCGTCCAAGGCGGAATCTCGGAGAGCCTCAATATCGCTCTCCAATTCATGGATCTTCTTCCCCCACTCCTCTATCCTGCCATGGTCGGTGTTCTTCTTGTCTCTTTCCTCCTGGATCTGCTGCTGGATGAGGGTAATCTGCTGTTGCTTCGCCTCTATCTCAATGTCAATATTCTTGGACTTGACAGTGGAATACGTCATCGACACAGCCTTCTCCAAGTCAGAATAACTCTCCTCGATGGTATCTATCTGCTTCTGCAGCTCCTTGATTCTCCGCTCGTGCTTACGGTCTATCATACCCGTCAATGCTGTGTTCAGCGTCGAGAGGGCCGACACTGCACTCATAGCACCACCCACAAAGTCACCGCTCATAATCTGCCCAGTTGCCTGTGCACCCTGCCCAAGAGCACCCACCATATCCATCGCATTGTCAAAGTCTTCCGTGTCGAAACCAAGCACACCACCCAACTGGTTGCCAAGTTCTTTCACCGCAGGGGTGAACTTTGCCACTGCATCGCCGATACCGCTGATGCCGCCAGCCAAGTCTCCCTCCTTCAACTTCTGGACGGCATCCTTGATGTCATTGGAGAAAGTCAGCCAAGGGGATCGCTCACCCAACTCACCTTTGAGCTGGCGAATAGCGTCAGTGAGATCCTTGATGTTGATTTCGCCGTTCTTCACGCGCTCGATGTCAGCGTCAGTGAAGCCAAGTCCCTTGAGATCGTCTATCGTCACACCTGAAGTGTCCGTGCCACCCGTGTCGGCAGTCTTACGCCCCTGCATGAACTTGATGAACGTCTCGTACTTGTCGATAACCTTCTGGATTTCTTTGACGCTCTTCTTGCTTGCATCTGCGAAAAGGTCTGCCATCGCTTGTGTGGCATAACCGAACTTCTCGTTCAGGGCGTCTATCTCTGCTCTCTCCTGCGCGGCGAAGGATAGTCTCTCGCCCTCCGTCCTGGCTTTTTCTCGTAGGCTGGCATACTTGCTGTGGATAGCAGTCAGTCGCTCTTGGTACGATCCGTAAGTGATGAGATAATCCTCCATAGCGGCTTTCTCCTTGTCGGCAGCTGCTTGCCTTCGTTCTTCAAGCGCACGCTCATAGATAGCATTCTCAGCGGTAATACGGCCGGTAAAAATCTTCACTTCCTCCTCGGTGAGGGTAGCACTATCGCCCTGAGCGGCTTTCTTCTTCTCCAGCAGTTCTGCCTGCTCACGGTCTATCTCTTTCAACTCGCGCTCATGCGACAACATCATCTGGCGCAGGGTTCGCTCGTCTTCTTCCTCTGTGGCTTCAGCGTCAGCGTCCTCGCGTTCACGACGGGCTTTCTCGAGGGCTTCCAGATACGCCTTGTTTGCTCGCTCCAAGGCTTCAGCCTCGGCTTTCGGGTCTTTCTTCGGTGTGCTGCCAGAAGGCTTATTGTCATCATTTCCGGCAAGGAGACCTGATGGTATCTTCGACTTGGTTTCCTGTACATGGTCCAGAGCTTCATCCCATTTCTTAGAATAAAAATCCACCTCTTCATCATACCCGACCTTAAGTTCCCTATTTAGTTTTTGGGCTTGCGAATTACGGTATTTGTTGACGGCATCGATTTCTTCTTTTGTCAAATTATCTACTGTAGTATGTCCACCCATTCCTCCAAGGCTTACTGTCCGTGTACGCTGGTCATTCGTCCTCACACCGGCGGCTCTGGCTTCTTCATCAGTTATCAAGTCGTTTGCTTTCACGGCAGAGTAGAAGTCTCCTGTCCCACGACTCTTGATTCTGTGTTCCCATTTTTCCGCCCTGTTCTGTATGGCTTTCTTATACAGGTCGCTGTATGCCTCTGCCTCTGCGACCGCTTTCAGGGCGGCGATGACCTGTGGTGCCATATCTACAAGCACTCTTTCAGCATCGGACACAGACCCTACTTTCAAGCCGAGTTCCTTGAAGGCATTGGTGTTGTCCTTGACCCACTTGTTCTTTTCCTGGTCAGATTTAAGTCTATTCCATTGGTGCTGCAAGGACCTGAACTTGGCTTCGGTATTTCCTGTGGCCTCTCCGATAGCCTTGTGCATCTCCTCCTGCTGTTTCCTGAGTTTTTCCGCCTCTTCGGCCTGTTTTTTCTGTGCTTCCGTAGCTTTCTTTGTACCGAGAGTAAAAGCCGCCAATGCACCTACAACTGTTAGAAGAGCAACAGCGAGAAGGATGTACGGATTCGCCATTGCCACTCGATTGAACGCCGCTTGTGCAATAGTTGCAGCTTTGGTAACAATCACACCTCCTCCCTCTACAGATGATCTGATAGCAATAGCGGTGGCTGCTGCCGCCTCCTGCATACGTCTGATACCCAGCATCACCGCGCTCTGCTTCTGCAGGTTGTTCTGAACGACCGACAGTGCATTACTGATGGCGAGTGAGGCCTGCAGTTTGGTCTGGATATCCATCAGAGTTTCTTCGTTCACGCCAAGCATGGCAAGTACACCTTGCGTAGCTCCTGCTGTCGAAGTTACCATGTTAAGGCCACCAGCAAGAGCGTCAAAATTCTGAGTGTCACTAGCTACACCCCTGATGGCTGTGTTTGTGTCGTCCATTGTGTCACGGAGATTTCCAGCCTTCTGGGTCAATTCCTCTATCTTCCGCTCAAGTTCCTGACCACGCGCGCTTCTTTGTTCTTCATCCGTCATGCTGCGGTATTCAATCGTGACACGATTGAGTTCCTCTGTCAGCTGTCGCAACTGCATCCGGATAGTAGCGTTGCTCCCATCCTCTGCATTCTTCTTCTTTTTCAGAAGTTCCTCATTGAGACGCCTCATCTCCTCCGACTGGGCACCATAGGCTTCCGACAATTCATCGATAGCCTTGCTCTGTGCCTCATTTTCTGCCTTGAGTTTGGAAATGGAAGCCAACTGCTCATCGATTACTGATTTCAACTCACGCACGGCATCCGCGTCCTGGCTGAAAGCATCGTCTATCCGCTTGCCCTCAGCCACAGCATTGTCACCGACTTGGCTTAAGGCATCACCAAGGCGCTTCGCATCCTTCTCAGCCTCACTCGTGTCAAGCCGAGCCGTAAAATCTATCGATCCGTTCTCCTCGCTCATCTTACAAACTCTTCTTCGTCGTTATCCTTGAAATTGTCAGGATTGTTCGCGTCCAGACGCTCGTCCCATTTCTCTTCCTTGTCGCCATACATCGGAGTAGCCGAAGTGTACATGATGCAGTTCAAGTAACTCATGTCCCACAACACATGATCAACAGTCGTGCCGAAATTCTTCGACCAACCGATTATCACTCCCCAGATGCTGTCACCACTTCCCTTGTGCTTCGCAACAGATTCGCCACGCTCAGGGAAGTGGTAAGACCGAAAAAATCCACCACCTCCGAATAAAAGAACAAACGCTGGGCCAATTCACGCAGCTGAGAAGGGGTAAAATCTTCCAACAGTATCTCTGCCAAATAATCAATTTCAGCGACTTTCTCGGTCACGGTGGACAATGTATCAAACCGACCGAGCAAACGACGCCAAAAGCACTTCTTCGCGCTCCTGCGGGTTGTTTCCACCATGCGGCCTTCCTTGATACGCTTCGCCCCTAAAATAAGCGTGGCGACTATCTGGCCGACCACCTTGCATCCACTCGCCGTTCGCAACACCTCAGTCAGCACATTGCCTTTCCCGTCAATCGGAGGCAGATCCGAACACAAAGCAGACACCATAATCAGCGTCGCTGGAGAAGGATGGTTCACCGGATAATCCACACCCCGCAGCCTTACCTTCCCTACTGGTTGCTGAAGAATAGCGTCTGCCACCTGCTGCTCTATTGTCTTTGCTGTAATTCTCTCCATAATACGGTAACGTGAGAATAATTGGTCGGCTTGCAGGAATCGAACCTGCATTTCCGCAATGGCTAATATGCGGTGTCCTTGCCTATTAGACGAAAGCCATCAGAGATTAGCTGCCTGCTTGTGCAGCAGCCTGCTTCGTGAACTTGATGTACCAGTAGTCCTGTGCGCCGAAGAGGATATCAAACTCGATATCGGCGTAGTTGCCTTCCTCCTCGCTCCAGCCGGGCTTGTACGAGATGTTGGTCAGTGGTGCCTTGATGCCACGTGCGCCAACGTTCTTGGGTGTCAGCTTCACACTCCAGTCACCATCCACAATGTGGGTTTTTACCTGGCTCTCGTTGCTTGACTCCGAAGTGGCGATGCCGAGCAGCACTTCCAGCGTGTTGGTTGGCTCGATCACACGGGTCTTCAGCGTGAAACCACCTTCCTGTGTTTCCTTCGCCACTGTGTGTCCACCGGTGCTCTTGGCCTCAAGCACGTCACCGTCCGAAGGTTCCAAGGTTGTCGATCTATCCTTGATGGTACCAATGCTCGTCAGAGAGGCAGACATAGCGTCATCCGCTCCAGTCTTGCCAATCTCTATCTCGCACTCGCTCCATGCCATGATAACTTTGCTCATATTCTTCTGCTTTTTTGATGTTAGTCTTTAATCTCGCCGTCAAACAACTCATAGGCCAGTCTGACGACGACAAAATGCTGATGGATGTATGGCTCCTCCTCCGTGTAGATCGTCTGCTGAAGACGGAAGTTGTAGCACATTTCACTCGCCCTGACACGCTCAAACCACTCCTGAGCCGCAGCCTCCAACTGCTCCGTCCGTCCGCTGTCCTCCACAAGCACACCGTTTCCCCAAGGGTCAATGTCCGGAACCCAGATATTCACCGTTACCACTCCCGTCTGGACCTGACCAGCCAAACCGGTCGTGAACCGAACCTCAGCATCCTCAAGCTGGCTGTCACGAGGACGCATACCAGCTCTATAGACACCACCCGAAATCATCGCCGAAAGTGTGCTGTCCACCAAGAGCCGGTATATATCGCCCTGAATCTGTCTGCTTGTTCTTGCCATAATGGTCAATGGTCAATGTTCAACGGTCAGCGCTATTGCAATCCGAGTTGTTTTAGCATCTGAGGAACGAGTTGTCGTGCCAATAGTTCCGCGCTGTCAATCACGTCATAACCGCGTGCAGCAGCATACTTGGCGTGCCTCATCTCTGTCACGTACTCCGCGTATCTCATGCCGGCCACCACAATCAGGCAAATGCCCTTCGGGTACTGCGACACGAGGCTCTCAGCGTATTCACGTCCTTGCGCCGCACCCTCCGTACCGCCTTTTATAGGCTCGAAGCGGCTCTCATTCACGATCTCACCGTCAACCGACACCACGTAGCCGATACTGCTCCGAAGGTTGCCCGTCCAGTCGATGTAATTCGGCTGGTGTGGCGGTATCTTGGGAAGGTCGTTGTAGTCTGCCACATTCGGTGACGGAAGGTTCCGCGCATGGTTCACGCACTGCTCGCCAATGTAGCAGAGACGCGAGACAAGCACCTGCTCCATTCGTTTGATACGCTCAACGATGTAGGAGGTGATCTTGCTCTTCGGGGTGTTCAGCGTGATGGGCATAGCCTAAACGATAATCTTCACCTCACAGACGGCTTCCAGTGGTTCCACCGACAGCACGGAGAACTCGCCTACCGTATTGCCGCCCATGTCCTTCAGCCGGATCTGCTCGCTGTCGAAAGGCCGCTCCTCTATCAGCACCGTGTACGATGCCTGGGTGTAGTGCTGCCCGGTCGAGACACCGAGGTTGTTGTGGCTGTTCGGAATGTACTGGCAGGGTACCGGGTCGCTCCATGCGACTGCGGTCGGCTTCGAGGGATGTCCCGTTGTCGGGTCGATGCCCCCGGCCTTCTTCGTCTTGGTCTCGATGGTGCCGTTCTGGATAATCATAGCCGCTTGCCTTTATAGCCGTAAATGGTTTTCGGAGCGTTCTCGTCCTCCTGTTCATCATAGAGTCCCTGCGCCCTATTGCGAAGACCTGTACGCTGCTCGTCGGTAAACGAGTATGACTGGCCTCCCTGAGTGATATTCGGCGCGTAAGAGAGCCACAACAAAATGTCTGCACGGCAAAGGCTGAATGCCTTGCTGATGAGAACTGTCGCTGTTGCCTCGCTGTCCAGGGCAATTCCCCTCCGCGCCGCTATCTCCTCTATGGTGCGGGATGGGACGGGATAGGAATTGATACCTTTCAGTGCATCGAGAACAGTAGCCATACCTGTATCGTATTAGTCCCAGTTCTGGGCGTCTGTCCTCACGTAGATGTTCCGGTAAGCCGAGTCGAACACAGGAACGGCGTCGGCCTGGCCGATGGTCACCTCGCTCAGAGGCTCCACAGTGCCGTACTTCTTCACAACGGTATGCGCACGCTCGGCACGCAGGATCAGCTCGTTGTTCTCACGGAGGATATCGTACTGGGTGGTACCCAGACGCTCGCTCTCGGAGAGAATCATACGGCGGTCGGCAAACGGATTGCCCGAAGTCGATGTGCCGTCGGAGAACTCACGGGTGATGGTCTGGTCGATGACCCTCAGCTGGATACCGTTCAGCCAGGCCTGCTTGGCAAGCATCTGGTTCACAGCCGCCAGGTCGGGAGTCTGAGAGATACCCACAGCGTTGGCGAGGTAAGAGGCACAGGCCTTGATGATCTGCTCAGCGGAGCAGATGTGATACAGCTCTTCCAAGTTGATGAAAGCGAACTTGGGATTCAGGCTGTTGTCCTTGGCGTGCTTCACGAGAGCGGCGAGGTCGCCGATGACATCTGCGCTCGCAGAGTCGGACCAGTCGGTCGTAGTCTTCTTCTTCTGGAAGTCGTCCACGTCATAGTCCAGGTCGAACTCGTTGGCGTAGGTCGCGTTGTTGGTCGTGGTGAAAGCGAGCTTGCCGGCATTGGAGGCCAACGCCCATGCGATGAACTCCAACTCGGACTGAACGCCGGTGAAGCAGAAGTCCACGTCCTCGCCCCAGTACTGCACCAGCTTGGCGGCATCCTCGTCCTGGGCGAAAGCAAGCTCTGTCTGGTACTCCTTGATCTCCGAACGCGTCATCTCACGGCTGATCGAGATGAAGGGGATGTCTCCCTTCGCACTCTCGAACACGGGACGGCGCTTACGGATGATGGTGCCGTTGTCGGTGTGAAGGTCGGCGGCCACGTTGCGCTTCGCAATCTGGTTGCCCAAAGTGCGCCAGATGAAGCCATTCACCTTCTTCACGGGGAAGTGGGTGCCGAAAAGGAATGGCTTCGCGTCCACTGTGTTCAGACGCGCCTGTACCATCTGTCTGGTAAGACCCTGTATAAGGGTGTTAGTGATTGTTGCCATAGTCTATGCGTCTGCGTTTTAATAGTTGATGATACCTGTCAGGACGGAAGCGATGGCGGAAGGAAGAGGATTGCCCTTCGTCACACCAATCAGCCAGGCGTCCACGTCAAGATTCCTGCCTTGGCCGACGGGCTTGCCCGTGCCGGTCAGGGCGAACGGGACATACTTGAACTCCGAACCGCTCGCACCAGCGGTCTTGGCCTGCATGATCTGGTCACCTGCCGAGGCGGCCGTGCCCAGTGTCGTGCCAACAGTCAGAGCGTCGTAAGAGGCATTCGACGTGTCGATGGCCGTGATGGCGTATGCCTTGGCGTTGGTCGTCAGCATGATCACGTCGCCGACCTTGAAAGGATGACCCTTCGCCACCTTGTACTCCGTGGCGGAGTTCGTCGCATCTGCAGTGAGCGTCGCACGCTTCACCACATGGCAGATGCCGTCCACCGGAGCGGAGATGACCGTGCCCTCAGGAAGGAAGTCACAGCCCAGCTCGGTCACGTTGACCGACACACCGCCGCGCACATCTGCTACTTTGTGCATAAAGACACGTGGTGTACTGGTGTCCTTACGTCTTGTTACTGTCATTGACATTTCAATCTCTGGTTTTGATGATTACACAATCAGAACGGCTGGCCGTCTGCGGAGGACTTGCCACTCCTCATGGCTATGGCAGCCTCCTGCTCCTTGGTCAGTTCGTCCCCTTTGGCGCCGGTACCGCCACTTGCGTCCGGCCTGCCGAAAACAGCGCCTTTGGCACTCGTCTCCTTCGTGATGTCGCTCACCTCGGTCTCTACCTCGCTCTTCAGCGTGGCGAACTCCTCGTCCGTGAGTTTGTCAACACTGATGCGGGAATAACCTTTGCGTAGCGACAAGGGAAGTTTGGCAATGATGCCTTCAAGCTCTGCCCTTCGGCTGGCAGTGGTACGCTCGCCCTCCATCTTGTTCAGACGCTCGGTCAACTGCCTGTTGCTGTCGATGAGTGCCTTCGCCCATGCCGGAGTCTCGCCGTCCCCTGTCTTGGTTTCTGTAGTGGTAGTGGTCGTGGTCTGCTCCGTCGCCTTCACCACCTTCTCACCGTCCTTCAGACCGTACTTCTTCTCGTAGTTCAGCACGGCTGTCTTCTGGGTGTTGGTGGCACGGCTGTCGCCGTAGGCCTCGATCACGTCGATGTAGTCCTTGGTCACCCCCTCCACCGCGGTTGCGACCTCTTCTTCTGTCGTGACAGTCTTCGCCAGCATCGCGGCTATCCTGTCCAGAATGTCTGCATTGACCCCCGTAAACTTGGCTTTCAATGCCGCTAAAATCTTTTCTTTCATCTGATGACTTGATTGGTTCTCTTGTTAACGCCCCAAAGTTACACAATAATTTTGAAATGATTACAATATAATCACATAAAATTTCCCAAACCCGCATTTTTCTCTTTCCCACCACGAAAATTTGTAAATAATCGACGGATTGTATATATTTGCATCTACTTCCGATTATCCCGCAATAACATATAGCTACAGTCAATCCCGTCACTCGTATTTCTACTTTTTAATGAAGAATACTCTTTTTCCGTATAAATCCACTTTAACTTCTACCGCCTATGAATAATCCTATAGACTCCGCCGTCAAGAAAATGCTAAATGACGCTCTCGGGAAACTGGAAACAGTTCTTGATAGTGATGTCTTGTGCTATTACGGCCCTTTAGCCAATGGCAACGAGAACCTTATGCTTCAAATCGTCGAAGAGTTGGCCCATGATAGCAAAAACATTTCTAAAAACGGACACGATCAGTTGGCAATTCTTCTTACTACAACAGGTGGCAGTGCTACGGCAGTGGAAAGATATGTCAATATTATTCGGCAGCATTATCAAAAAGTCATTTTCATTGTGCCAGATTATGCTTATTCAGCAGGTACTATCTTCTGCATGAGCGGTGACGATATATGGATGGACTATTTCTCCGTTCTCGGGCCTATTGACCCACAAGTTCCCAACAAAGAGGGAAAATACGTCCCTGCTTTGGGATATCTTGACAAAATCAGCGAACTCATCGACAGGGCCCGTAAGGGAATTATATCTCAAGCAGAGTTCTTGATTCTTAAAGATTTTGATTTGGCAGAACTTCGTCAATACGAGCAGGCAAAAGAATTAACTATTGAGCTCTTGAAGAAATGGCTGGTAAAGTATAAATTCAAAAATTGGGTCATACATAGTACCACACGGACCCCCGTAACGGCAGCGGACAAAGATACGAGAGCAAAAGAAATTGCAAGTAAACTCAGTGACAACAACGAATGGAAATCTCACGGGAGACCAATAAGCATTGAAGAACTGAAGAAAATGAAACTCCAAATCAAAGATTTTAGCTCAATGCCTAATGAACGAGAGGCCATTCGTAATTATTATAATCTCCTCGAAGAATTCATCCGAAAATACAACGCACAACTTTTTATCCACACAAGAAAATTCATGTGACATGAGTAACTTAGAAAAAGACTACACAGACGTATTAGCAGTTTGCGAGAGCTCATTTTCTGAAGACAAAAACTATGAAACCTTGGAAAAAGCACTGAATGATTTTAATGACATGGTTGCTAAAGGTATAACAACGCCCAGAGGGTACACCCTCCAGACTGTCAACGAGAATGAGCTATCTTTTAATCTTTCCAATCTTTAACACTCCCAACTACACTTACCCTTCCCAGTCGCTTTCATGGTGACTGGGATTTGTTTTTTCCGCTTCCCTCCATTCATCCTTCTTCTCCCATCGCCTTTATAAAGTTCTCGTAATTGCACTTTTGCCCGCTGACCACATAGCCTTCACACTCCTGCATCCATTCGCAGAATTTCTCCACTGCCTTGTCGTATCCTGCCATGTAGGCATCCTGCAGATCATATCCCGTGAACTCCTTGAGCCTCATCCGCTCATGCATCGAGTAGTTAGGGTTCACACCCAACGCCCTCACTTGTTGCTCGGCATATTCTTGCGCGTTGTTCATTTTTGCTGATTTTTATTTGGCTTCTATCTGAATTTGTTGTATTTTTGTAAAAAAACTAACGCAATGGCACAAAAAGAGGACAATTCTATTGATGGAAATGCAATCATACGGCATTTCAGCCCTTCATGTTGTACAAGATGCAGACATTTTAACGGTATAGAGAAAGGCACATGTGCTGCTTATCCTAACGGCATTCCGTCGAGGTTTGCTGATTTAATTACTGGAGTTAACGCCAACCAACAAGAAATACACACATCCGTGGAAAAAGATCAAGTCGGGAACTATGTGTGGGATTTCATTTAAAAATCTTACAGTAATTGACTTTCAAGACCGCACAAAGTGCTTCCATATTCAGATGTTGGAAATTCAGGAGACAATCTGTGTATTCTTTGCTGTTCATATTCTTCATCTGCTTCTCTATCTGATCTCCGCACTCTTTGTGCAACTTGATTATTTCCTCTTTGCTCATTCTTATAGTTTCTGATGTCACACGTGCTTCATATTTACCCAAACGAGATACAGCGACAATAAGTCTCATGTCATTATTGATAACAAAAGAAATATCCTCTGGCGACAGTGGTTCGTTGATATGATTGTGGAACAAAGCCCCTCCCTTAAACAATCTCCGTTCGTCACCATTAAAAACCACTTCCCCTCGTCCTCCAATCTTGTGATAAACCCTACCGTCGGAAAGTTCCACATACGCCTCCTCATGGGTGAAGTTCTGGCTCAGTTCCTGAAGTCTCTTCATCATGTCATCGTGTGATATATCAACAAATCGACCGACCTTATCCGGAGCAGGAACCATATTTCCACTTGTTAAATCCTCAGTAGTTTTAATTCCGCCTTCTTTTAGTAAGAAATTCACTTCTGCCTTACTTATCAAACCTTCGTTCTCCCTCATCCAAACTGGCACACTCTTCGCTCTCGCTATCCTCCCCTCATTTTCCCTCATCCACTCCTTGAACCCCTCGGGAACGTCTTTCACCTCATTCACGCTCTCGCCATCCACGGCCTCGCCAGCCAGCATCTTCCGCGTGTCCTCCGCTATCTCCTCGTCAGTCTTCAAGATCGACGTCGCGTAGCAACGGCAGTGGGGATGCCACCCCGTGAACTTGAAGTCCTTCGGGTACCTGCCCTGAAGCTTGTCACACATGTCCTCGAACTTGTGAGGTTTCCCGTCCTTCCCCTTGCACGTGTGGTTGCCCGACAGGTGTATCTCCTGGCCCACCACGAAGTCCATCTTCTGCCAACGCTCATGATCCGCCGTGCGGTAAGCCGTGTTGCACTCCGTTGCCGCCAGCCTCCTCGCGTTCTTGTACGACGAGCGATAGACACCGCGCCCGGGGTGATAATCCTTCGCCCGCTTCGACAGGTGCAGGATACCGTGCTCGTCCCTCACCCTGCGGAACAGCATGTCGGGATGCTGCAGGTACTGCTGAAGGTCACGAGCCATCTGGTCTGCCGACAGACCGCCCCTCAGACCGAGGTCGATGCCCATCTCTATCTCGTCCTTGAACTCGTCCGTGTACTTCCAAACCCGGTCAGAGAGCGTCAGACCGTTTTCCTTGCGCTTGACGAACGCCTCACGGGCCGCGTCGTTGTTGCTGAAGTAACGGCGGTACTGCGCCTGGGTCAGCCTCCCGACGTTCTTGCCGAACACACGCTTGGCCAGCTCGTTGTTCTTGTTGTTCGCCAGCGTCCACTCGCTCTCCACACCGTTCACCATGCACACCTCCAAAGCCTTGCCAAGTTGCTTCACCAACCTGTCCACACGACGAGCCGTCAGCGGATAGTCCTTGAAATCCAACGGACGCTCCGAGTCGAAACCACCGATGCTCACACCAATAGCAGCGGCCTCACGGGTCGCCGACTTGTAAATCTCGTCTATCTGCCACAGCAGCTCCTGGATGAACTGCAGGTGCCTGCGGTCGTACTTGTTCTCCGGCTTTGGCATGGTCAAGGGTCAAAAATGCGATTGAGCGAGTGCAAAGTCAATGCTCAATGGTCAATGGTCAATGCTCAATGAAAAACTTACTCCGTCAGCGAAAACGCGTCCAGCGTGCTTTCCTGTGTGATTTCCTCCAGCGTCTTGTCCACATCATCCGAGCGGCCGAACTCCTCTATCGACTCCCGCTGGCTCATGATGGGCTTACCGCCGTTAGCCGTCATCAGGTTCGTGATGGTGTCTTTCTCCTCCGTGATGGTGAACGGCGTGATGACATTCTCCACCGGCAAAGCGTCGATGGCTTCATGGTATGACTCGCCCAAGGCCACCTTCAGGAACGCCTTCACCACATTCACCTCCCTGTCGAAGAACTCCAGCAGACGACCGCTCTCGTCCTTCACCTTCAACTGGGCGTCGATGAACAGCTGCTTCCGGCTCTCACCGCTCATGGGCGTGGCCTTCATGCTCTCATAGCTCCAGTCAGGCAACTGCAACTGAGTGAAGAATGACTGACGCAGCTCCGTGATGTGGAACTTCAGGTTCTCGATGGCCTGAGCCCAGGTCACATAACCCGCAGTACTGCCCTTCGGATACTGCAACACCGACCTGAACTCCGATTTCTCGTCACCCTCGCCACCGTAGTCGATCTCCTGGTCAGCAAACACACAGAACAAGGGCTTCGAGTTCTTGCGCAGGTAGTTGCCGTTGCGGCTCACTGCCCACTCCATCTCGAACACAATCTTGCTCGTGTCTTCCCAAATAGGAGTGGAGCGGCACATATACACTCCCGGTATCTTCCCAACCGTGTGTTGCTCCTCCACTGCGGTTTGCCAACCATCGCCCTTGTCGATCCACTTGTAATGACCATCGGCGGTGTAGGTGTCGAAGTATGTCACTCGCTTGTCGCCCACCATACGGCGGTACTCAATGGAAAAGGCGATCATATCGCCGTACTCGTCGAACAGCGGATACAGGCTGTCGCCCAGCATCGGGGAATAGTTCCTGCAACGCAACTTAATCGGACTCCTGAAGCCGTAGAGGCTGTTGGGTTGCTCCACTGCGTACCACAGCGTCAGCACCTCGCAACCAGCGAACAGCATGTTCAAGCGCTCCACGTTCACACTGTCGATCCTGTTGCGCATGAAAATCCTCTCCAGATACCTCCCCACTTCCTTCTGACGTTCAGTATCGGGCGTATAGACGCGCTTCACAGGCGTGCCACAGCACAACTCGCTCATACGTCTCACCGCCAGCTGCTGAAGGTTGTACGTGATACGTGTCACATGGTCTATCGTTCCGTCATCGTCCACCACGTCGGGGTAAATCGACTTGTTCATGACAGGATGAAGCCTGGGGTCGTACTCCGACTCAAGCCCATTTGGACCGCTCCACGAAGGAACACGTACAGACTTGTTCCTGAGTTCACCGATAATCTCCTTCGCGGCGCGCCCTTTCTTGATGATTTCTCTGATTGATGGCATAATGGTTAATGGTCAATGGTTAATGGTCAATACACTTTCTTCGCCGTCCGAGCCTTGTCTATCGGCTTGAACGGGTTGCTGATGTGGTAGTCAATGGCGTAGCAGAGGACATCGACGTACTCGTCGTGGGGCTTCGACGGAAACCCGCACACCTCGTCCACGAACGACTCGTTCCAGGCACCGCCGACAAGCACCACACGACCGCCCTCAATAGCGGGAGAGGCTGCGTAAAGCCTGGTCTCTTTGCTGTCCTTCGGACTGGGGGTGCTCACCACGTTCAGACCCGACGTCTCCTTCAACTGGTCTATCACGCTCAGGCCGTTCGCCTTCGGCTCGATGCGGATGGTGCTGCGCTTGCCGTAGCCGTGCTCCCGGGCGTACTGCGGGATGAAGCGCAGCAGGTCGGGAAACTTCATGCCAACCTTCTGCGCATGCGTCACGTACAGGTCACCGCCTATCTTGCACGTAGCGATGATGCCCGACGGGTCGTTGCTCGTCTTGTCGGTGTAGGCAGTGTCGAGGAAGAACACCACCGGCTCTCCGTCATACACGCGCCTGAAATCGGCTTCCTTGATGTGCCTGAACCATTCGCGCTTCACGATGTTGCCGCCTATCACCGCGGGACGTTGCTGGTACAAAGCCGCGAACGTCCTCGGACTGCGCGCCTCCACTTCAAGCAGACGCGACAGCGAGTGCCGCTCCTCCCACAGCGCCTCGCCTATCTTCCTCGGGTCCTCTGCCATGCTCGTATCCTCACGGATGGCGGGGATGCTCACCACACGCCACTTCTCGGGCTCTCGCTCCAACAACCTGCCGGCCAGGTCGTCCTCGTGCCAACGGGTCATAATCAGGATCTGCCTCGACTGGTTGTGCAAGCGCGTCAGGAACACGTCCGTGTACCATTCCCACACCCTGTCCCTGTATGTCTGGCTGCCGGCCTCCAAGGCGTCCTTCACTGGGTCGTCGATGATACCGATGTCAACGGGCGTTCCAGTCAACGAGCCGCCAACACCCACGGCCTTGTAGAAACCGCCCTGGCCTACCGTCTCGAACATATCCACCCTGCGCTGGTAAGAACGGGTGCCTCCGTCGGCCAAAACCGTTCCGGGAAACAAGGCACCGTATTCCTCGGTACCCATCAGGCGCTGGATGCTGCGGCTGAACTGCTGGGCGAGGTCTGCGGAATAAGAACAACCCGCTATCTTGACACCAGGATTCACTCCGAACGCCCAGGCGGGGAAACTACGGCTCACAATCTCGCTCTTGCCATGCTGGGGAGGAACGAACAGCATCAAACGGCGGATTCTGCCCTCAAACAACGACTGGCAACTGTCGGCTATCAACTTGTGGAACCACTGCAGACTGTACGAGGGATTGCTGTACAGCAGGAACGCCGACAACCTTCGAGGGGCGAGACTCTTCGACAACTCCGACAGAAGGTCGGCTGTCTTACGCTCTGATGTCGCAACACTCCTCGCCATCACTCTCCCTCCTCCGCTATCTGGCGAAGAACACCAAGCCTGTCTATCTCATCCGCTATCTCCTCCGGACTCCGGCTGTCTGACCGCAACGACACCGACTGCCTCGACTCAATGTACTGCTGGTTCAACCGTCTCCGCTCCTCGTCACTGCAGGCCAGACGGTAGGCGGCCAACTGCAGCGTCGGGTTGTTGCTGTTCACCCAACGGTCAAACAACGTGCTGGTCGCCTTCGCCCTGTTCTCGTCCAATGCCTCTCTTATGCTGTCCGATTTGTCCAGTTCAAGGTCATAGGCGCGCGATTTGCTGAGCTCTGTGTAGTAACCGAAAACATGAGTGAAGCAGACCAGGCCGTTCTCCCTGATCACCTCCACGATGTCCTTCTCATGTTGTTTCCTGGTCTTGCGCATAAACTCTCTTTTTCGCCCAAAATTAAACAAAATGATTGTAATATAATCACTTTACAGCCTAAATTCTTCATCCTAAGCCATAAAAAGCCAACAAAATAGACTTTTTTAACACTAAAGCCCTCAATTTGGCGTCATTTAGCAGATATGGCCTTTGATACATGCTGCTTACATGATTCCTCTGCCACGCTTTCGACGGGCTGTCAGTTGTTCTCCCTTGGCACACTGTTTGTTAGACTATATTGTGGCGGTAACACCGCTGATTAAACGTTTAATTAAATTATTTTCATTATGGCCAAAAAGACCACTTACACCGAGCGTGCAAGGAGTGCGAAAACTGGCAGGTATGTTACCAAGAAATACGCCGAACAGCACCCTAACACAACAGTCATTGAGAAGGACAAGAAAAAGTAGGAAGTGTTTCCATGACTTTTTCTGCCAGGAACCCGATGGCATAAGCGAAGATTTCCTCGCTGTCCTCAGATAGGGATATGCCAGCATTACACATCACGGCGTAGGTTGCGTGGAAAAGCTCGTGAACGAGAAAGCCCACCTCCTGCGCCGTCTTGGGTCTCCCTGGGAGCCAAACAAGAAGACTGTTGAACTTCTTCACATAAACGGTCTTCCCGCATTCTGAGAAAGAGATTTCCTCGACCAACTCATCTATCTCTTCTGCGTCAAAGTAAAGACGCAGCACATCCCTTGTCTGCTGTTCATCACCGTACACCACAAGGATGTCACGGTAAAGCATATCCAAGTGAAGCATCAATCTATTGTCATCCATATCACCCCTCACCTCCTCGCTCCAGCACAAGCATCTCCTCGAAGATAATCTCCTTGCCCATACCGCGGGCGAACAGACGCTCGATCTCGCAACCACGGCTCATCCGCCAACCCTTGCACAGCATGATGCCGTCACAGCCCTTCAGCAGACGAAGGTCGGCAAGCACCGCGTCCTCCCACTTCGCGTAGCCCTTATTCCTCTCGTAGGGATTGACTGGCTCATAGCCCTCTGACCTCAGCAGAATCTCGGCATCCCTGAAACGCGCCTCTGCGGTCTCCTCCTGCCCCGTGATGGGGGCACTGATGTAAATTCTCTCCATAATCATTGCGTTTACTCGTTCTGACAACTAACAACTCTCATACTTCCGCAGCAGGTAGTTCAGGCTGTCAAGCAGACCCTGCTGCACGCCGCTCTTGCTCTCCAAAGACGCATCCGCACGCTCGTCCACGGTGCCAGGGCAGATGAGCTTATACACCGTCACCGGATGCTTCTGGCCTTGACGGTGCAATCTGGCGTTCGCCTGCTGGTAGTGCTCCAGATTCCAGCCGGTGCCGAACCACACGATGTAATGGCCACCATCCTGCATGTTCAGACCGTAGGCCGTGGAGGCCGGATGGGCGAGCAGCACGTCTATCTCACCAGCGTTCCACCGCTCCAGCTGCTCCGCACCCTCATACGCTACCACCTTGTAGCCCTTCAACTTCTTCATGATCCTGGAGATGTCGTGCTTGTACTGGTAGAACACCAGCACACTGCTGCCATTCGCCGCCTCGACGATCTCCAACAACTTGTCCAGCTTCTCATGATGAACCTCATGCACGTTGCGCTCATCGTCATACACGGCGCCGTTGGCGAACTGGCTCAACTTGTTCATCAGTCCCGCCGCGCTGTTGGCCAGGACATTCGATGGCTCGCCGGCGTGGGCATCACGGAACTCCAGCACCTTCTCCCTCTCGAACTTCCTGTAACGCTCCATCGTCGCGGCCGACAGCATCACATCCACCCTGTGGGTCAACAGGTCGGGCAAGGTCAAGTAGTCCTTGGCCTGCATCGACAGACAGATGTCCGAGATCTTATTGCGGATAATTGCCTCACAGCCTTTCTTCGCGCTGCACCGCACGATGATGTTGTTCCACTTGTGGGTCTCGAAATACGTCTCCCTGTATTTGGTCACCGACTTCCCGAGTCTCTCGCCCATGTCCAGGCAATACATCTGAGCCCACAAGTCGATCAGGCCGTTGGGAGCCGGCGTGCCTGTCAAGCCTATCACACGACGGACCGACGGCACTGCGATGCGCATAGCCTTGAAGCGTTCGCTCTTCGAACTCTTGAAACTCGTCAGCTCGTCTATCACCAACACGTCGAACGGCAGCATGCCGCCGTACTTGCCTACCAGCCACACGAAGTTGTCACGGCCGGTCACATACACGTCGGCCTTCTCCTGCAAGGCCATGCAGCGCTGCTTCTCCGTACCCAGCACCTTCACCACCCTGAGGCTCTTCAGGTGCTCCCACTTCTGGGCCTCTGTCGTCCATGTCGTCTCGGCCACCTTCTTCGGGGCCACCACCAACACACGGCTCACCTCGCAGTCGTCCATCAACTCCTGGATGGCAGTGAGAGTACTCACCGTCTTGCCAAGTCCCATGTCGAGGAACAAACCGCAGCGGGGATGGTCAATGATCCACCGCATCGCCGTGCGCTGATATTCGTAGGGTCTGTATATCATATCTCGCTCATCATTATGTCCACACCTTGCTTGCTGTCTATCACATAAACCCGATGGCCTAACCTACGCATTGATTCAATCCGTATCGCCTGCACTTTTCCGGGCTTCTTTCCCTGGCTCTTCAACTCTACCCAGATCGTCACACCATCTGGCAGGATGGCCACACGGTCGGGGTAGCCCGTCTTGTTAGGGTTGGAGTATTTCAGGCAGACGCCACCCGCCAAAGCCACCTTGTTGCACAAATAACGCTCAATGGCTTTCTCCGATACCTCGCAATGATCCACTATGTTTGCTATGCTCTTTTTCATGACCGTCAACTCTCGCGCGCGTCGCGCGTATCTCTGTGCATATACATATAATCACGTATTTAAATATACTATATTTATTATTATACTATTTTACTATATTTTTAAGTTTACAGTTTACAAACAACCTTATCTATTTGATTATCAAAGCATTTTTGTGTAAACTGTGCGTAAACTCATCCCGTAAACTCTGTTTTTCAGTTTACAAAATTCACCTTCCCCTTCTCCGAGCACGGTGTACTTGTGCGTGCTTTTTTGTAAACTGAACGAATACGTAAACCTTAAATGTTTCCATCATCAGGCACCTTCTTTCTATTCCACACCTTTTGGGTTCCGTACAACTTCTCCGCATGACGCGACGTTGTGCCTCTCTCCCAACCCTCCATATTGTCCAGAAGGCTGGCGACTCGCCTTGCCAGGTACTTATACTCCTTGTCCGCCATGCTCCTGCCCATCTGCTCACAGACAAACTCGGCGACGCACACACGGTCACGCACTACCACGCCCTCGGCCTCCAAGGGGTCGCTCTGGGTGAAATACGCTCTTCGCCGCTGCAGGTCCCATGACGGCCAGTCCGTGGGCAACCGCCGCTCCAGGAACACCGACAGAAGGTCTCTCAGCGGGTCGTCGCTGTCGTCGTTGTACTCCTGCTGTCTCGCCCTCGCCTCAGACTCCAAGTCCGGACGAAGATACAAAGGCTCGCCCTCGCGCCAACGCTCCACAGCCTCTGCCCACAACTGGTCCCTGTCGGCTTCCACGGCTGTCTTGACGTCGCCATGCTTGCGCAGGTCGGGCAGCACCTTGATCACCCAGAAACGCCGGTTGCCGGTGTCGCCCTTCAGGAAATAGGTCTCGTTGGTCGTGCCGCAGAACACACACTGACGAGGGTGCTTCTCCACCACCGTGCCGTAGGCCGCCCGGTAGATGTCGTCCTGGCGAGAGATGTACGACTTCACCGACTCTACCTCCGACTTCTTGATGCCCGACAACTCTCCCAACTCGATAATCCAAGCGCCGCGCAACTGCTCCATGCCCAACTTGCCTTCCATCGTCGTCAAACTGTCCGAGAACCACAAACCACCCATCACGCGCAACAACGTCGATTTGCCGACACCTTCCGGGCCTGTGAGAATCATGCAGTAGTCGTACTTGCAGCCGGGGCGCATCACACGTGCCACGGCAGCTGTGAAATGCTTTCTGGTCATCGCCCTGTTCAAGGGGGTGTCCTCCGCGCCAAGGTAGTCGATGATGAGACGGTCCAAACGGCTCACACCGTCCCAACGCAAACCTTCCAAGTACTCCCTGATGGGATGAACCTTGTGGCGGGTCATCACGGCGTCCTTCGCGTCCTTGATCTTGTCCTTGCCGGTGATGTTGTACTGCTCTTCCATATATATACGCAGGTTGGCGTCGTCTCTGTTGCCCCACAACTTCGCCTTCCTGTCCCAGGGCAAACCACCCCTGATGAGGTCGAAGCCCGTGAAATCGTCATGCCACAGATGACCCGACAGTTTCGGGTCTTTCTCCAGGATGCAGATAATGTTCTTCGCCGTGGACTTGATGTTCCCTCTCTTGTCAAACTCCAACTCGGCCATCCAGCCGTCGCTCTCATCTCCTGCCTCTCCTGCGGCATCGGTGTCGTCGGGGTCGTCGGTCACGCCGGCAAACATGCTGTCAACCTCTGTTTGGCGCTCGCGCATCAGCAGCACACGCACCGTCTTGTCTTCCGACACGAAGTCCTGCATCTTCTGGTACGACGGCAACTTGGTCACGTCCGTCTGGCGCGTCCCCTCATCGTGAACCCCGAACAAATGGAGACGGCACAGATCGAAGGCGTTGCACAACTGCTTCGAAGCGGGGTCGGTCTCGTGGTGCGAGTAGGCGAACTTGCCCTCATAGCACACCAGGCCACCGGCCACACTGCCCAGCTTGTACGTGTAGCGGCCTTCCACCGACGTCGGCTCGTAGGCCTCGGGCAGGAACTTCTCTATCGCCTCCTCTATCGTGTACGCCCTGCAGAACGCGCCGATGAGACCAGGCTTCTCCAACGGGTCACCAGCCTTCCTGATCTCGTGGCTGATCACGTCGCCCTCACGCTGAGAGGTCGGCCACTCCGACGCGTCACGCCAGTTCATGTACGTGCCAAGCACCTCGTCCACGTCCAGCGCCTCGCCGTCCTGGTACTCGAACACGAACTCGCCGTTCTTCGACGTGCTCGGCCAGTAGAACAGGCGCGGCAGCTGGTAGGTCGTGATGTCAAACAACTCGATGCCGACGTTGTGGGCGATGCGGCGGCATACAGGCTCGTATTCCTGGGGGGTCACGTGGCGGCTGAAGGGGATGACCAGACGGTAACGGGGCGACTCCAACGTGTGCTTGTGAGTGGAGTAAAGCATGGCGGCGCAACTGTACTGCAGGGTGAACTCATCCCACACGCCCGACGTTCCGTAGTCGATGTCCAGCGTGGCCACCGTACGGTAAAGGACGTTGGGGCTCTTCCTCACTCCGCCTGACAGGTAGCCGCCCACAAAACCGCCCACGTCCTTGATGTCCGACTGCTCCTCACGGCTCATCCTCAGATACTCCTTGATGGTCTCGCCGGTGCGGCGGGTCTCCGCACACTTGTTCAACAACTCCTGCCAGCCCACCCGCCGGTTCTTCCACTTCTTCGAATAGCGCTTGTGGGCAGTGGCAATGTCTATCTCTGGGTTATGCTGCAGCGTTATCATCTCTCGCCCTCCTCTGTCTCTGGGTTTTCCTCCTCACTGTAATGAAGGCGGACCAACGGCTCACCGCCATCCGAGGGACGAACGAAGCGAACTCCGTGAAGCACGAAGCCCGAATCCCGGAACTGACGCTCGGCGGTCTCAAAGAAACGCCGCACGTCATCTGCTGTGATCTTCCTTTTCATAATGGTCAATGGTTATTGATTGGTTGTATCTTGTCCACGATTCAGCTCGCTTGCTCTGATCCTCTTCATCTTCGTCTGGGAGTGGCAGCACCTTGAAACCGTCTTTCAGTAGGTTGCGCTCGAAGATCTCCCCTCGTTGCGTGTCCTCATCATACCATACGCACCAGCGGTTCTCATAGTCCTGACGGTCGGGTATGATGTAACCATGTTTCAAGGCGTTATACCTCCTCTGAAGCTGGGAGGTCGTCCACTTGTTCACGGGCAGGTGAAGCCTCGTCTTCCGTCTCAGCCCGAGACGAATGCGCTTGCGCTCTTCTTCTATCAGCCGCTTCTTGCTCTCACTCTTGCGCTTGCGCTTGCATACTTGCCGGTACTTCCGAGGATGCTCTTCCTTCAGCACTGTGTAAGGATGGCGGTAGGTGTCACTATTCAAGTAACGCCTGAGACCCTCATACGCAGCCTCCGAAGGCTTGTGGCCACGAAGGCTCTCATAGTAGCCGCTCGCCTCGCACTTGCGCCTGATGGCTTTCACCTTCCGTTTCTTGATGGCGCGCATGCCTTCCTCGCTCTTCTTCAGACCGTACTCACGGGCAATGCGGTGTACAGTGAACTTGCTCACTCCCATAGCCCTCGCCACGCGCTTGTTCTCGGTGACGGGGTACGTCTCCTTGAACCATGCATACTGCGAGTCGGTCAGCCATACCTTGTTGTATCTCCCGCGCTCTGTCTCTCCTGGATATTTTCTCATAATGGTCAATGGTCAATGGTCAATCTTTCAAATAATACGGTGTGGTGTAGCCAGCGCCTTTGAGGGGCAGGTCGCCGCACCAGTCTATGGGTTTGGAGAACAAAGCCTCCACGTCCGCAAGTGTCTGCCCCGGGCGAGCCTCCACCACTATCTCGTCATGGATGTGGAAGACGATGGCCAGCCCTGCCTCCTTGGCACGGAGGATAACCACTCCAAGAATGTCACGGGCTATGGCCTGCACGATGTTCTCCACAAGTTTTCCGCCATACGTCCTGACCTTCTCCCATTTCTTTGTCGTCTGGTTCAGGCCCTCGTACTCGATGACGTCATGGTCACCGCGCCAACTGTCGCCGTACTCGGTGCCGACACTCGCGCGGGGATAGCAGAGGGTGCGGCCTGAAGGCAAGGTCACGGTCAACATCCCCCACCGGCGGCCTATCTCGATGCCACGGTGTACGGCCACGCTCTCGCCGGTCTTGATGGCGGCCATGGCGGCGCGCTCGATTGTCGCCCACATCTTCACGATCTTCGGGTTGGTCTTGCGCCACAGGCTAACGATCTCCGCCTCCTCGGCCTCGGTCAGCCCCAGGCGCTTCCCGCCCATGGCCTCCAAGGCCGACACACCGCCACCGTAGCCCAACGCCAGCGTGGCGATCTTGCCCTTCTGCCTCAGCTCTGCGTTCTGACCGTGCTTCTCCACAGGCTTGCCGAACATCTGGCTGGCAGCCGCGCAGTAGATGTCGCCACCGCTCCTGAACACGTCCAGCACCCACTGCTCACCGGCAAGCCAGGCAATCACACGGCACTCTATAGCGGAGAAGTCACACACATGGAATGTGTGGCCGGGGGCGGCGATGAACGACGTGCGGATCAACTCACTCAGCACCTGGGTCACGTTCGAGTAGTTCATCTCAAACTCTTCTAAATCGCCCTGACGGACCAGATAGCGGGCGTGGTCCAGACTCGACAGGTGGTTCTGGGGCAGGTTCTGGACTTGCACCAGCCTCCCCGCCCAACGGCCTGTACGGGCGGCACCGTAGAACTGGAGCAGGCCGTGGATGCGGCAGTCGCCGCAGACGCACTTCAGCATGGCGGCGTACTTCTTGTTGCTGGTCTTGCCCATCTCACGGCGCAATGCCAGCACTCGCCGCACATTCGGCCAGTACCTCAATTGCTCGTCTATCTCGTCAAGGTTCGCCTTGTTGAGGCTTGAGACGCTGATGGGAGTGACGCGATGGATGTACTCTTTCAGCTGGCTCGGACTGTTGGGGTTCTCCAGACCGCTGATGGTCTGAGCCTCTTTCAGCAACTCTGCCTTGTACTCGTCGTCGAACCTTGCCGCAGCCTCAACCAACTTGAGGTCTATCATCACGCCCCGGTCGTTGATCTCCTGGTCGGCCACGTACAAATCATCATCAAAAGCGGGAACCTCCAAGCGCCTGACCTTGGCCAGAACCGCCTGCTCAACCTCAACGTCCCTGATGTTGTAGCGCTTGAAAAGCTCCCAGCGGTCAGGATCGTCGCCTGGCAGATGTCGCTTGCCATTCTTGCCGGGGATGGAGAAATAACGGATCAGGGCCCTGCCTTCCTTCATCTTGCCATCCTCCAGCCGCAACACTTCGCCACATTGCCCCAATGACAACGGCAGACCCATACGGGCCGCGCGCACCATCGTGCAACGCCACTGCGAGGGGTCCATGGGAGAAGGCATACCCAGCCACTTGCTGATGCAGATACGCTCAAATGCTGCGTTAAACGCTGTCTTGGTCACGGCGGGGTCTGTCAGTGCGGACCGCACCTCACACGGCAATTCCTCGCCCTGTGCCAGATCCACACACACGACGGGACCGCCGTCCACGCTGTATGCAAACAGCAGGATCGAGAAGTCAGGAGCCTCGACGTATTTATAGACGCCGCACTCCGACAAGTCGTTGCTGCTGTAGGTCTCTATGTCTATGCCTAATTCTGTCATAGTTTCTGTTGGTTAAGTTTTCTGATAATGTGGTCGGGTACACACTCCCAACACCAGTCGGCAAAGACTTGGGTGCATGACACCCACCAGTCCGCGCTCTCGTCCCTTGTTTCCCGCGCTATCTCCTGCTCGCAGTCATGTTGACTGTTGCACGGCTCAGTACACGTCCTGCAGCAGCTCCCACACCCTCTGACAAGGTGGCAGCATGCGCACCGCATCGCAGGGGTCATGAACAGTGGAGGTCGCTGGATGAGCCGGCGTATATTCTCCGTGAGTTCCATCAACAATCCTCCCGTTATGTTCCAGCGCGGTTGTTACTGAAACAGAGGATCACCTCGTCAATATCGGTGAAGTCAAGTCCGTCATCTACGATTACCGACTGCTCGGTGATGTCCTCCAGCTCGTAGAGGTCGGTGAGACATCCGTCCTCGTCAATCTCCTCCCAGTCCTTGCAGAGATAAACCTCCGCATCCTTGTGCTTGCACGCCTTGCACCAGTCGTATAGTTCCTGCACAGTCATACTTCGCCCTCCACTACGCTGATCACTGCCTTGATGACACTGCTTGGCTCACACAGCGACTCAAGGGCACTGTTGACCATCCTGTTCTCCTTGTCGCTCATGTTCTCCCACTTGATACTGTTGAGGTGGGTCTTCGCCGCCTCGATGTGTTCCATCGCGCGTTTCACTCTGTTGATGTCTGGTTGTCTCATTGTCTCTTTGTTGTTTTGGCTTTATATTGCTCCCACCGCCCCTCGATGATTGCCTTGTGCGCCTCGTGCCTCATCTCGGTAGTGAAGCAGCTGTTCCTTTCGTAGAGGAGGTAGTAAGGCGCATAGCCATCGTCGGTCGGTGACTTCTCGTATAGCAGCTCCACGGTCATCCAGCCCACATGGGCGAAGCTCTCGCAGAACCTCGGGGTCTCTCCCCACTTGTGCCTGCAGTAGGTGGCAACGTTGCGCTCACCCCTGATGATTGTCAATTCGGTGTCCATAATCTTAGCGTTAAAAATGCCTGTCTCTCCAGGCTGCCACAGGTCTTTCCCCGTCGTCATCCTACGGCCCTAAACATTGATGGAGGGGCTATGGGGTGCCTGTCTTTCCAGGCTGTCAGTGGTAGGCCAAAGCCGTATAAACAAGGCTGGTCTTTATGCTTCCCCGTCCGCAGAGGCACTTGTGCTGTGGCATTCACTGTTCACAAACCTTCTTTACAAAACCTATTCATGCGGCCTCTTTCTCCTTCCACGACGCTTCACGGACGTAGCGGACGGGGTGGTTGGTTAGTTCTCAAAGATCGTCGTCGTCCTCGTCGTCCATAGAAATGTTGCCGAACGCCTCGCTCTGGCTCACGCTGCCGCCAAACTGCTCGTCGTCCTTGCACTTGCGCACTGCCTCCAGAGCTGCGGCGATGCCGCACTTGCCGTTGACCTTGTAGCCGTAGAAGGTGATGCACACCCAAGCCCACACACCGCTGTAAATCTCGTCCTCGTCGATGATGGGCTGGCCGCTGCGGTCGGTCACGCTGGGTTTCTTACCGGTCTTGGCGTTGATATAGACGTGGTCCTGGTAGGCGTCGTCGTCCTTGCCGTTGCCGTCGCGCAGAGGATAAGCCTCGGATGTCTCGCTGATGTTGGGCTTCTTGCCACCCCAGTATTTGGTGATGGCCTGATTGTAGGCGGCCTTGATGCAGCCCTTGATGGCGTCCACTGTCTCCTTTTGTGACTTGGGGATGAGGATGCCGGTCTGGTACTTGGCACGGCTGTCGTCGCCGTCCGGTCCGGTCCACTTCTCGAAAAGGTGGGTGTAACTCAATCGGCATGGGCCGAATACTACTGTGCGCCCGTCGTTCTTGGGCAGAATGTTTGGTTTCATCATAACTCTGAAAATTTTTATGTTAAGTTAAACGTTCAATGGTCAAAAATGGTCAATGGTCAATGCTCAATGATCAATGGTCAATGACTTACTCACTCAAACTTACGTTCGCGAAATCGTCTCCGCTCAACTCGGGACGCTTGTCGCTCTCCGGAACCAACGTCGGCTTGCCCTGGGGCTTGTCTATCCATTCGCCGCAAAGCTCGTTGAAGCGCTTCTTGCCTATCACCTTCTCTAAGTCGGTGATGGTCTTCAACTCCCTCGGCCTCATGTACGCGTCCTCGGCGAACTGACCGGACAACGCGCCCATCACGGCCTCGGGGTCGGTGATCTTGCGGACACTCCTGCCGGCAACCAACTTGAAGCCCGCATACTTCTGGCCGCCCAGCGCCTGCTCCAGCGTGTAGTCCTCCACGCCTTTCACCCACGTCTTGATGACGTCCAGCAGGGGCAGGACACGGCCAGCCATCTCATCAGGAGCAATGGTCTTCGGGTCGGGGTGCTGCTCCACAGCCTCGAAGGTCGTGTCGGCCAATGCCCTGCAGGTCGCCTTCACCTTGCAGAACCGGCACCACTCTCCGGGCTCCTGGCGGCCTTTGTCACCGAACGCCTCCTCGGCTTTCGGCCTCAACTGGTACCTCGCCCAGGCCAACAGGTCGGCGACACTCAACTCATACTCGCTCAGGTTGTCGATGCGGGGCTGCACGATGGTCATCCTCACGCGCTGGATGTTGTACTCGAAACTGAAACGCGAAAAAGCACCGAGGGCATAGATCTGCATCTGGGGGTTACCCACTGCCGACACCTTCACGCCCTTGCCGTACTTGAAGTCTATCACCTCCATCATGCCGTCGGCGATGATCACGGCGTCGGCTGTGCCGAAAGCCTCGGGCATCCACTCTGTGAAGTCCAGACGCACCTCCACCAGCAACTGGGCGTCGCGTGTCCTGGCGCGGGCGGCGTTGAACTTCTCCAGCACGATCGTCTTGTACGTCTCGGTATATTCGTCCATCTCACCGGTGTGGTACTTGTCGAACAACTCTGCAATCTCAGCTTCTTCGTCCTTGGTCGGCTGGTGCAGAAACTCTTTCAGGTGCTTGGCACAGTAGGCGTGGGCCAGGGTGCCTTCCTCGGCGAAGGCGCTGCCGCTGTCGGGAATGTGCTCCTCCAGGCGGGGGGCTGCGGTGCAGTTCATCCATCTGTGCGCTGCAGACGGGCTCAATAATGCGTGTGCCATATCAGAACGGTATTCTAATGATTACTCCATCTTCTCCTGCGGTCAGCTCGTCGCACTCTCTGATAAACTGCTCTCGCTTGTCGGCGGGCAAGGCGCTCGGCTTGTCGGCGCCAAGCTCGGCGGCGATATTCTTGAACTGGGACGTCAACTGGCGGTGGTACTTCTTGTACGCCTCGCTGTCGGTCTCGTCCTTGTAGTTCTCGCCCTCTATTCGCTGGCGGGTGCGGTGCATCGCCTCACGGATGTCTTCTTCTGTCAGTTCCTTGGGGCCGTTCTCCACTGCCGAGGCATCGGCCTGCTCTTCCACCTCCGGCGCTGGTTCCTCTGAGGGTACCTCGGAGGCATGCTCTGCCGGCACTTCCTCACGGCCGGGTTCCTCTGACGGAACGGGAAGAGCTGGGGACTGCGCCTCTCTCAGGGGTTGTTCACTCGCCGATGGCTGCTGAACCACCGGCATCTGCTTCTGTCCGATGATGGCATTGACCAATGCCACCAACTCAGGCGTTACGCCTAAGTCCACATGGACGCGAATGTCAAAATCTGTTTTCATAATCTTCGAAAAATATTAGGGGTTGGTTCTATCACTTCCTGTGCGTCGCCACATAGGTGGCCGCACGACTCTCTATCTCACGATCACTGCATACTTTGCTCTCAAGCAACCACGCCTCGAGATCGGACTTGAGAAAATACAGGTGGCGGCATTTCTTGAAATGGGGTATCCTGCGCTCAGACGTCAAACGGTAGATGTGACCCTTGCTCAGACCTGTTAACAACACTGCCTCATCGAGGCTCAGCACCGATTTGGCACCCAACAGCGCCAACGACTCCAGACGATCCAGGCGGGCGTTCAAAGTGCCCAATATCTCCTCACTCATAGCTTATCACATTTCACGTTACGGTTACTCTTGCCGCGCTTCTCGTCCTGGGTGTACCTGGCGGAATCAGCGTAGCGGATCAGTATCAGCGCGACAAACAGGCAAGCTGTACCCGCGCACGCGCACCACATGTTGTCCGATGAGAACAGCAACAGTGCTACAGCCATGAGCACTATGCCGAACATAATTGATGATGTCTTTTTCATATTCACACTTTTTTTAGGTTTCGTTTATTCGTTTACTCGGCCATTTCTTAATTC